CACCTGCTGCTGAGCGATGGCCGCGTCCACTCGGCGGGCGGCGTCGCGGCCAGCCAGGTTGCGCAGGGCATCGATTTGCGCCTGTTCCTCCGTGAGTTTCGGTGACCCCAAGCCATAGTACTTGTGCGTGTTCTGAAGCTTGGTGATCGTCTTTTCCAGGCTTGCGATCTGCGTTTCCGTGTCTTCCGGTCGGCCGATGCCTTTGACCCAGTCCCACGCGGCCGAGCCGTTTTCCTTCATCCACCGCAGCGAGTTTTCCAGTGCGCCCATGGCCGGCACGGTGCGCGATTCGATGGTGGCCGCGTAGGCTTCCATCGCAATGCGCATGGCTTCCTGCGTGCGCCCTTCGGCCTCCAGGCGCTGGATGTGCTCGAACTGGTCGACGCTCAGGAAGTGGTAGGCCCGCTGGTGCGCCGCGGCCCAGCCCGTCACGTCGTTCGCCATGCCGGCGAAGTCTTTGGCGGCGTCCTGGGCCGACACGTCGGTGACGCGCTGCATGGCCAGCACGGCCCGCGCGGCGATCGCGGCCGAGCCCGAGGTGAAGTCGCCCGTTTCCACCACCGCGGCCAGCGCCTGGCGCGCGCTGCCGATGGTGCTGTCGGTCGCTGCAGCCACCTGCCGTGCCATGCTGGTGAACTGCCCGCCGTTCAGGGCCGCGGCGTTGCCGGTGCGCGCGATGTCCTGCGCAAGCTTGTTGGCTTCCTGACGGCCCTGATAGGCGCCGAACGCCAGCAGGCCCAGCGACCCGACCACGCCGCCGATCGCCACGCGCGAGACGGAGAACACGGACGCCAGATCGCTCCATCCGATGCGCATGGTCGAGGCGATATCAAGCACCTGGTGACCCTGCTGCAGGAACACGGTCCAGACGGGCTGGCCGGTCGCCAGGCCGCTGACGGTCTGGCTGAGCTGCGGAATCATCATCCGCATGCCCTGCGATGCGGCGCCGCTTTGCTTGCCCACCTGGGCCAGCTGCTGCGCCGCGGCGTTGCCGGCCTTGTTGACGCGCTCGAGCCCGGCTTCCGTCGCCGCGGCCGCCGGCGGCACGGTGCTGGCGTCGGTGACGATCCTGAAGCGGATTTCGTTGTCGGCCATGGTGCTGGTCGTCTTGGGGGTTCAGGCCGGGCGGGCCGTGGCCAGCGCGCGGGTCAGGGCGGCCGAAAACTCGCTTTCGAAGGCCTTGCTGACGGCTTTATGCGCCTGCTCGACGAAGTCCAGCCGCTGCTTGTAGGCCACCCGGGGCACGAAGACAAGCACCGCCCGCGTGCGCACCGCACCCTGAAAGCGCGTGTTCGCCTGCTGGCGCTGGTAGATGCCCGGCTTGAGCTTGCCGCCGCCGCTCTTGGCGCCCGGCTGCACCGCAAAATAGCTGATGCCGGCGCGGTTGCGGCTTCCGGCTGCCAGCCGGGCCTTGCCCTTGTCGCTGGTGTTGCTGCGCATGGCCTTGCCGCTGCGCGCGGTTTGCGGGTAGGCCTGGAACCACGCCAGGATCTGCAGCAGCAGCGAGCGGGGCAGGTTGCCGTACGGGTCGCGCTGCACGCCGCGCGCCGGCACGGTGAACCAGCCCCGGGGCAGCACACCGGCGGACTGCAGCAGCACTTCGGAGCGCTTCAGGCGCCGGGCGCCGCCGGTCACCTCAGCCAGCAGCGGCTTGCCGGCGGGCAAACCATCACCCGTGGCCTGCGAGGTGTTCAGCGCGATGGTGCCGGCCAGGGCGTCTTTCTTGCTCAGGGTGAGGGCCGCCGCGTTGCGCACGATGTACGGCACCGGCGCGTCGAACACGGTTTGCATGCGCTGCCGCTCGGCCGCCAGCGCGGTGCGCAGGCTGGCATTGATGGCCACCGAGGCGGCGTAGTTGATCTGCCCGGCCAGGTTGCGCACGCGGCCCTTGGCGGCGTCCATGCCTTCGATGCGGATGGTCAGGTTCACGGCTGCACCCTCAACCGCCCGGCGCCTGTTCGGCGCGCAGTTGGATCCACGATTCCAGCGCGGCCATTTCCAGGATCTGCAGCTGGTCGAATAGGGTGTCGGCGTCCTGGCGGTGGGCGGCGTCCACGTGGCTGTGGATTCGGGGTTGGACGATGGGGATCGAGGTGTAGACCAGGCCGCAGGGGTAGCCGGCCGGGTGCATGCGCCACTGGGTGGCCAGCGCGCGGAACAGCACCAGCGCATGCCAGTGCTCGGGCCAGACTGCGAAGTCGGTTTGTTTGGCCTGCTGCGCCAGGCGCTGGCGCAGGCTTTCCAGCACGTCGGGCGGCGCGCCCATCTGCTGGGCGGCTTGCAAGGGCCCATCGTCCGGTATCTGGCCGCCGCGCACCCATGTGCGGGCGGCCGCTACGAGTTTCCCCGGGCGGCCCCTGCCTGCGCGCGGCGGAATGCGAAGACGATGGCCGACGCGGTGCCGGCGATGTTCAGCACCAGGTCGAGGTTCTCGGCGCTGTAGGGCAGCGACTCGCCACCGTCGGCGACGTGGATGCCGTTCCAGTTGCGCACCAGGTGGCGGGCGACGGCAGCGTCGTCCAGGCGTTCGCCATCGATGCGCTCGCCCAGCGCGGCCAGCTCGGCGCGGGTGAGGCGCGGAAACTCGACATCGAAGCTGGCGACGGTGCGGGCGCCGCCCTGCGCGGCAGGCGATTCGAACTGGACCGGGGCCCAGAAGGTGGGGGATTGGGCGATCACGAACATGGGTGGCGGGTTTGGGTTGCGGCGGCTGGGCGGCTCAGTACACGGCGAGGCGGAACTCGTCGTTGCCGCCGCTGCTGAAGGTGGGTACGGCGCGCAGGTCGTAGCTGGTGAGCAGGCGGCCGTTCACGTCCTCTTCGGTCTCGTTCTTGAGCTGCACGTTCTGCAGGGCCAGCAGCACCTTGTTGCCGCCCGTGGTGCCGTGCTGCAGCGCGACGCTGCTTTGCAGGGTGCCGGCCACGGCGATGGCCTGGTAGCTGACGATCTGCGCGGCGGTCAGGTCGAGCTTGGTCTTGCCGGTGACGCTGCGCTGGGTGAGGTCGATCACCTCGCCGCCAAGCAGCGGCGTCATGGTGATGCTGTTGCCCAGGCTGGCCTCCAGGCCCATGCTGGTGAGCACGGTGCCGCCGGTGATGGTGGGCGCGCCGGTGCTGCTGACGGTGCCGCCGATGGTCACGTCGGCGGTGTTGGCGTCGATGATGGCCAGCGGCGTCTTGAAGCCGGTGTAGTCGACCGAACCCGGGGTGGCGGCGGTGTTGGCGCTGTACAGGCCGGTGAACTTGAACTTCATGCTCGGCCGGCTGCCGACGTTCAGGCCGAAATCCACCGTGCCGCGGCAGCCCGTGGCCTTGCGCAGGACGTTGCCGGCGCTGTAATAGTAGATCGTGCACGACTCGAACGCGGTGCTGACGGGCGTGTAGTCCACCCGCGTGGCGGCGATGATGGTTTCCGCCAGGCCACAGGCGCGCAGCAGCGGGCCGTAGGCCGGCGCGGTGCCGGCGGTGCCGCTGCCGGCGATCTCGACCTCGAACTCGATCTCGACCATGCGGGTGCCGACCAGCTCGTCGGCATTGCCGAAGTAGGGCCGCACCAGGTCGCGCCCGATGTAGTTGACGTTGACCGGCGTGACCTTGGGCGCGCTGCACAGGATGGCGTTGGCACTGCCGGTGGGCACGGGGTCGGTGCCGTAGGTGGCTTCGATCTTCGCCAGGATGGCGGCAAGGCGGGTGTACAAGGCCATGATCAGTCCCCGGTGGGTTGGTCAGCGTCGTCGTGGGTGCGCAGGCCGCGTGCAGACGCCTGCACCAGCTGGTGCAGCGGCGTGAGCGCCCCGGTGACCGGGTCGCGCGCCCAGCTGCCGCCGGCGGTCGGCTGAGGCAGAGCCCCCGCAGCGGCCGCTGCGGGGGATGCCATCGCGGCGGTGGGTTGTGCGGTGCCGGTGGGGGTGTCGTCCATGCTCAGATTTCCAGGGTGTTGGCGCTGGTGCGGTGCACGGCCATCAGGAAGCCGCTGATGCAGCAGCAGGTGGCGTCGCCTTCGGCCGCGTCCGGCGCCTGGATCTGGCCGGGCTGCAGGTCCTGCACCAGGGCGCGAAAGGTGGCGTCGGTCATCAACCGGTGCCAGGCGTCGGCGTGCAGTTGCAGGGCGCGGAATTCCGCGCCGACGGTGGCGGTACCGCGGGCCAGGGCGTCGATGCGGATGTGGGTGATCCAGTCGATCGGCGCGCCGTTGATGTCGCCCCGGTCGGGGTCGCTGCCCGCGAAGCGGATGTCGACTTGCTGCGCCTGCCCTTCCGGCAACGACGGGCGGCCGGGGGACCCGGAATGGGTGATCACGTCGGCCACCGCGGGCGAAACCGCCAGCGCCGCCGCCGCCGCGGCCAGGATGACCTGGTGCGCGTTGGTGGTCACGGCGCGATGTCCAGTTCCAGCACGGTCTGGCCGACGTTGAGGTCGGCTTCCACCCCGCCGATGACCCAGGCGCTGCCATCGTCCAGGGTGATCCGCTCATTGACCGCGAAGGGCGTGGCCGCGTCGGCCGAGATGTACCGGAACCGCCGGGTGCGCAACTGGGCGCCGAGCAGGCCGACCTGCGCGGTGCTGAGGTCGCGCGACAGGATGCCGGCCACCGACGACGCATCCGCCCGGCTCAGCGTGGCATTGGCGGCCGTGCGGATCACGTCCGTGCCCATGCTGAGCTGGTCGACCAGGCTGGGGGTCATGGTGGCGGCCGGGGCGGCTTCAGGTCAGGCGCCGGATCAGCGGACGCAGCCGTCGATGTAGATCCGGCCGGTGGTGTCGCCGTTGGCCTTGGCGGCCGTGAACACGCCGATCAGCGTGTTGCTGGCCGACGTGGTCGTGACGCGCTTGTTGGTGTTGTCCCAGTACGCCTTGGCACCGACGGTGGCGGTGTCGGTGGTCAGGGCGGTGAGGTCGAACACGCCTTCGGTCTTGACTTCC